CGCACCACCGCTTGGCGTCGGCGTCGCGGAGAAGCGTGGCCTTCAGCTGCATGCCGCTCTTGAAGGCGTCCTCGTGCGAGCGGAAAGCCTTGAGCTTGCCACGGAACGGAACCGCCTCGATCCGGGTCTTCGGCTCTTCGGCACGCACCTCGGGGGCCGGGGTGCAACGGTCAACCACCGCCCGCAGGCTCTTCGCCGACTCGGCGACCGACTTCTCAAACTCGACCTTCTTGGCGAGCTTGGCGGCGTCGGCCGTCAGCGTCTCGAGCTCAAGGTCACGCTCGGCGATCTTGTCGGCATCGCCCTCGATCGCCCGCACGGCGTCGATCCGGTCGGCCAGCTTTGCGGCCTCGTCCTGCAGCTTCTTCAGGTTGTCCACGTGGTTTCTCCGCCGGCGGTATTGCCGATGGAGTTCACGGTGCCACTACCTGGTGGGTCTCTTGCAGAACCGAATCTCGGAAAGTGTTGTTTTCACAAACGCCACCGCACGAGCGCCACACCGCGGACAGCGGAGGTAGCGCTGCCGCTCGTCACCGCATGGGCGGCTGGATCGGCACCGCAACCTCTCGCCACACGTACAGCGGGCTTCAGACATTGCGGAGCCTCAGCACCCACGCCGCGGCGGCGTCACGGGCCAACGAGCGTGCCGCGACAGCCGCAACGACCTCGGGCTCTGCCGGGGCCTGCGACGCCAGCCAGGCTTCGTAGGAACGCATGGCAACAGAAGCGGAGGTGGCGGGGTACGCCGGCACCAGAACGGGCCCAACGTCATACAGCCCGCTCACCTCTCGGATCTGCCGCACGGCCTTGCCGTCCTCGCCGGTGCGGAATGATTCGTTCTTCGGGTCCACTGTAAAGGCGAACGACGAGCCGCGGACGTCCCGCCGCTGGATGAGCTCGAGCACGTCGCCCCGGCTGACGGGCGGCGTCACGACGTACCGCAGCCCCTTGTCGTCGCTGGAGAGCTCCAGGGTCCCACTCGACGTGCGGCCCAGGACGATGTTGCTGTCGTGGTTGAACAGGGCCACAACGTCCTGCCGGCCACGCTGGCGGCCGAGAATCTTGTCGAACGCCCCCGGCAGGATCTCCTCGCGGAACCCGCCCAGGTCGAGCGAGAGCCGGTTATAGACGGCAGCGTAACCCACGATGGACGTCCGCCCGTCGGCCCGGCTTTCCACGACGAGCTCGTTGTCGTCCTCAAAGGCGAAGTCGCGGCGCTCAATTTCCATCGGTCTGCTCCTCCTGTTCGGCTTCATCCTCGGCTTCATCGGCCGGGGTGTCTTCTTCCTCGACGGGCGGCTCGGGCATCGGCTCCGCTGCAGGCGGCTCTTCGCCCACCTTGTCGAGCGTGGTCATGTTGAGTTGCACGAAGTGCTTGTCGCCTTCCGGCCCGATGGGATTGAGGTTCTCTAGTTCCCGAATCTCGTTGACCGTCATCCACCCGTTCTGCAGGGCCGAGACGTAGTACGCCGCCCGGCTGGTGTGGTCGCCCCGGAGTAGGCCGCTTACCGAGTGTTCCGCGAAGAAGGTCTCATCGTCCACGATGAGGTCGCGGCTGATCGCGGCTTCCCACCGCTTCAGATGCGGCAGCAGGCAGTGCTGCACGAACTCCGTGCCCTGCACCTCGATGTTGCTGTACGTGCTGCGGGTCAGGTCTTGAATCATGTGGGGCGGCACGCGGAACGCCCGGCAAATCTCGATGACCTGGTACTGCCGCGTCTCTAGAAACTGGGCCGCCTCGTTGCTGCCGCTGAGCTCGTGGGCCTTCACGCCGTTGGGCAGCACAGCCGTGCGGAACGCACGATCTGCGCCCCGGTGCATCCGCTCCCACTGCTCGCGGAGCCGCTCGGCCGCCTCCACCGGAATCGGGTTGTCGCTCTCCAGCACGATGCCGGGCCGGGCACCGTTGCCGAAGTAGGTGCTGCCGTGGGCCTCCAACGCCTGGGCCAGGCCGATAGCGTTCTGGAAAATCCTGTAGGTCGGGATCGCCCGAATCCCGTCTTCGGTCGTGAACCGCAGGGCGAATATCTGCGACTGCGAGTAGACGGTCTGGCGTCCGCTGGGCTCGCGGTACAGATACCGCAGCGTGCCGTCTTCCAGCCGCTCAACTTCCATCCGGCTGCTATGCAGCGGCCACAACTCTGAGACGGCACCTCGAGCACCTGGCCGGATCTCGGCGTAGCTGGCACCGTAGTGCAGGTACATGCCGGTCATCCAATCCCGGAACTCCTGCGCCGTCTGCCACGGGTTCGGCTGCATGTGCAGCAGCCGGTACACCGGATGCGTCGGTGCCTTGGCCTTGCCGCCATCGGCGAGCCGCTCGTAAACGTGCAGGGGCAGGGCCGACACGGCGTCAGAAATGACCCGAATGCAGGCAGTGTAGGCCGAGCACGCCATCGAGTTGTCGGCGTTGACCCGGATGCCTGAGGGCGTGCGGCTCGACGACACCTCGGGCCAATCAATGCCGCGGAGGTCGAACATCTTGTAGTCGGCGGCGGCGTTCTCGCTCATAGCGTGATGATGTCCCAGTTCTGCTCGGGTGCCGGGGCGGTTGCTGTCGCGTGGATGCCGAGGGCCATCGTCAGCGCCACGATGCCGTCGATTCGCTCGTTGCTCTTCGCCTTGCTGGGCTTGATGTTTCCGGCGTGGTCCTGCTGAATCGCCACGTTCGACGCCTGCCACGCCAAGACGGGATGCCCGCCGTGGAGCAGCTTGCCGCCCACGACCAGGGCCTCGAGTTGCTTGGCGGGCGAACTCATCGAGCCGTAGCCCTGCCCAAAACCTAAGACATTCACGCCATCGCCTTGCAGTTGCGTCGCCAACTGCGTGGCGTTCCAGCGGTCGATCGCCACCTGGCGGACGTTGTATTTCTTCGTCAGGGTCATGATGTCGGCCCGCACCTGGTCGAAGTCGGTCACGTTGCCGTGCGTCAGGTGCAGCCGGCCTTCCTTCGCCCACTGGTCATAGGGAACCCGGTCCCGCTTGACCCGGTCCCGCATGTTCGTCTCTGGAATCCAGAAATGCGGCTCCACCCAGAAGGTGCCGTCGTCCAGCTGGAACAGCAGGCAGAAACAGGTCGTGTCGAACGTGCTGGCGAGATCAAGGCCCGCGAAACACTCCCGGCCATCCAGCATCACCGGACAAGGCTCGTTACCCTGTGCCCAGTGCTCCATTCGCAGCCACCGCGTATCCTGCTCGGTCCACTGGTTCAGGTGCAGCCGCCGGAAGGTGTTCTCCTCGCTCGGCATGTCCTGGGCACGCTTGCACCGCACCCGCAGGTCATCGAGCTTCACGCTCACGCCGAGGTTCGGATTGGCCTTCCGCCAGGTCGCCTCCTTCGTCCAATCGTCCTCGGGATCGGCGGCGTAGATCGCAGGCAGGAAGGTGGGGTCTTTGATCGCCCCGTCGCGGACGGCCAGGGCGTATCGCCAGATCTCCCAGCAAATGCTCTTCCGGTCGTAGCCGGCCGTGGTCAATGCAACGCACAGCGGCTGTCTTCTGGCACCGGAACTTGTGGTCATCACATCCCATAATTCCCTGTCGGGCTGGGCGTGGAGCTCATCGAAAATAATCCCGTGAGCGTTCAGCCCGTGCTTCGTGAACGCCTCCGACGACAGGGCCTTGTACGTTGAGTGCGTGTCCTCCCGCACGATGGAATTGCGAAACACCCGTAGCCGGCTCCGCAGCTTGGGCGAGTTCTCGACGCAGACCTTCGCCATCTCGAAAACGAGCCGGGCCTGGTCGCGGTCGGCGGCACACGAGTAGATCTCGGCTCCCGGCTCACCGTCGAACATCAGCTTGAGGGCGATTCCGGCGCAGAGCGTGCTCTTGCCGTTCTTGCGAGGGATCGCCAGCAGGCTCGTGCGGTACTGCCGCACCTCGCCTTTCATCGTGCCGAAGAGACGGCCGACGTAGTCCTTCTGCCACGGCTCGAGCAGGAACGCTTTACCACCGAGCTCGCCTTTCGCGTGCGTCAGGTTCTCCTCGAAGAACCGGATCGCAATGTCGGCCGCCTTGGCGTCAAGCAAACATGCGGGCGTCGTCGTCGTTTTCTTGCGGGCCTTGGTCAACGGCAGACACCCTCGACAGTGCGGATGCAGTCAGCCCGAACTCCGACGCGAACTTCAGCATCTGGTTCCGTGCATCCCGCTTCCGGTTCCACGCCGGGTGATTGCTCACCCTACCCTTGTCGTCCATCAGCGTGGTGCCGTTGGCCTTGAGCTCCTGGTCCGCCTGAACCATGTCGGCGAACGAGTCGCAGTACGCCGCGAGTGTCTGCTGATGCCTGGGGCTCATGACCTTGGACGCCTCGAGCATTGGCACGATCCGCTCCCACTCGGAACGGGCGACCTCGGACAGCCAGGCCGGGGCCGGCGGGACGCCAGGCGGGGCCTCGATGCCGGTCGCGTGGGGCCCGCGAATGCGGGAGCCACGCAGGCTAAGGATCTGTTTAGGCGTCGGCTTGCGGCCCTTACCCATCGGCTTAACCCAACTTCCAATTACGGCCATTCATACGCAGAGCACACAACCGGGGTTTATTGTCCGGCCACCCCCTGTGATCCGACCTACCCTCCCCCCCGCTGCTCCTGGCGCGTCTTCCTGCCGTGGCACCTGATGCACAGCGTCCTGAGGTTCTCCATCACGTCCTGGCCGCCCTGTGCCTTAGGGGTGATGTGGTCCACGTGGGCTTCCCTCTTATCTGCACACACGCGGCCACAGTCCTGGCAGGCCCATGCGTCTCGGATCAGCACGGCCTGCCGCATCTTGAACCAGGCGGCCGAGCAATACCCACGGGCTGCTGCATTAGGCCTGGCGGTATCGTCTCGCTTGGGGCGTGACGAACGCAGACGCAGCGGCCTATGGGCTGGGATTCGCTGGGGCATGCCCTAGCTCTTGAACATCACCACGCCAACTGTGCCCGTGCTGTTGGTGGTAACGCTGACGATCTTCAGGAACTCGGCAGCGAACACCTCGTCGGGCAGGCTGTAGGAGCGGGCTTCCGTGCTCGAGGGTGCCAGCGTCAGAGCGGCGATGCTGCCATCCGCCTTGTAGAGCCTGGAGAACGACCCGCCAAGGGTGGGGCTGACGAACATCTGGAGCGTGCTGCTGTTGGTGCTCATGGTGCCGAAAGACACGATGGCACCCGCGACGTCCCGCATGTCGAGGGTAGTTGCCAGGGAGGTGGCGGTGTGCAGGGTGATGTCGAAGTCGCGGTAACGGCGGCTGATGGTGGCGTCTGCCATGCGTGGTCTCCTGTGTGTGTGGTGTAGCCCAGCAGGGCGTATCCCTTGCAGGTCACGCAGTCCCTGCCTCGTCGGGCGGCGGAACAATCTCGCCGTCCATGTAAACCCAGCCGATCCCCGGCAGCGTGTCCGTCTCCACCCACTCGCCACCGTGCGTGGTGGCTGCCCACTCGGCACTGTCGCAGACTATGACGCGAGCAACGACGCCCTCCACGATCTGCACACAAAACCTCTCCATCACTACCTCCGAAATCGCACTACAACGACGCCACTCCCACCAGCGCCGCCGGTGACGCTACTGTTTCCGCCAGCACCACCGCCTCCTCTGTTCGCGGTCCCGCCTCGCCCACTCGAGGCACCGCCGCCAATCCCAGCAGTTCCAGACGACGAGCCGCCGCCACCCTGGCAATAGGTTGTCGCCGTGCCAGAAATGGAGGACGACGACCCAGCGCCACGCGCTCCTCCGGCCGCACTGGCAGCGTTGCCGCCAGCACCGCCAGCGCCGCCACCACCACCACCAGCAGAGTTACCGCCCGAGTCGAATCCGGTGCCGCCACTGTTGCCCTGCCCTGATGTTCCGCTGCCCGCCGAAGTGGCCGCCGATGGATTGTTTCCGCCGCCGCCGCCAGACCCGCCAGACCGGCCCGGTTGCTGCTGGTTGGACAGACCTCTCGCACCGCCACCACCGCCGCCGGTCGCCGAGATGCTCAGTGCGGATGAGCTATTGCCGTCGCCGCCCTGCACACCGAACGTGCCATTCCAGGCCGCCCCGGAGCCTCCAGCGCCCACCGTAACGGCGTAGCCCTGTGCGATCACGGTGGCGCTGCCAGTACGCAAACCACCAGCGCCGCCGCCACCGGCAAAGTGCGAGCCACCACCACCACCGCCGGCTGCGATGAGATACTCGACTTCCCCGCCGCGAGAGAACGTGAGCGTGCCGCTAGTGTTAAAGATAAACGCTCGCCACTGGACGCCGTCCGCCGTGTAGTCCACCGGCGAGATGGTGTTGTTGCTGCCGTCGACAGCCGTGGCGGCGGGCGTTGCCGGTGCGCGGAAAAATCCGATCTTTCCTGCGAGCATTAGTGATTCTGCGAGGCCGTACCGAACCACGAAGTGCCGTTGCTGACGAAGACTAGGACGTCCACTTTGTTCGCCGTCGCCGTGATCGTTGGGGCGGTCCCGCCAGGCCATAGGACGCCGGTAAACGTCGCCGTGTTGGTGCCGCCCTGCGTGAGGATCAGCGTGATCGAAGCCCCAGCTGTCGCGGTAGGCATGGTGAAGGTGCAGTTGCCGTTGAGCGTGACCGTCTGCACGGAGCCGGTGGTCAAGGCCAGCGTCGTAGAGGTGCCGCTGTTGCCCACCGTGTGCGTCTGCTCGAGGACGACGGGGAGGCGAGCGGCAGCGACGGTGCCGCTTGTAATGTCGGCCCCAGAGTGGACGTGCGCCGTGGGCGTCCTCGCGTCAGTGAGCCGCGAGTCGCTGGACGCGACGGCGTCGGTGATGCCGTAGCCGGAGAGCGTCGTCGGCGTCGAGGTGATCGTCGACCACGCCTGGTTATGTGCAGCCGGCGTAAACGTGCTCGGCACGTTCGTCAGCTGCGTGTAGTCCGTCGTGCCGGCTGCTCCCGCCGGCCCCTGCGCTCCCTGCGGCCCGGCCGGCCCCTGCGGACCGACGCTCCCGGCAGGCCCGGCAGGCCCCACGCCACCGCTGACGCTCACGTCGATCTGCGTCTCGCCGACGGTCGCCGTGATCTGCTGCCCGCCGCTGACGTTCGCTTGAATCGTCACTACAGCACCTCCACGAATCCGGTGAGGGCCGTGCGAGTGGCGTTGCTCTCAACCCACGTCATGCGCCACCCGTAGGTGCCACGGGCAAGGGCGGCCGTCTGCGTGTCGGTCAGCGACACGCTGACCTGCCCGGCGGTCGCCGAGACGAAAGACACGGTGAGCGGCTGCACCTCCGAGCCCGTGACGAGCGAGGTCATGCCGGCGGTGACGGTGTACCCCGACATTGAGATTGAGAAGTCGATGAGCGCCGAGAAGTCGTCGGAGCGTGCGAACGACAAATTCAGCGATCCAGGTGTCTGGTCATACGATGGCATACGTCACCCGTTCGGGAATGGTGCGGTGGGAACCGGGAAGCTCTCGCCGGTGTAGCGGGCGACGCCCTTGGTGACGCGGAGTTCGTCGATGTAGCCGACGAAAGAGTCGTCGCTTGAGTGTGTGTAACTGCCGACCGTCGGCACCCACGTCGTGTCGTCGAAGTCCATCGTGTTCTCTGTCGCCGTGCCGCCGACGCCGTCGCAGTAGACCGTCACGTCGCCAGAAGCCCGCACAACGGCAACGTGGTGCCATGTATTGGCGGCGACAAGATTTCCGGCAGGGCCTTCAATCGCGTCACCGCCGCCAGAGTCCGTGCCAATAAAAACCACTTTGCTGGAGCTATTGACGCCAAATAAAACATAGTTCGTGCCAGACTCGGTCTGCGAAAAGACCGTCGTGTCGCCTGACGTGCTTGTGCGGTAGATCCACGCCTCGATCGTGAAGTCTCCCGTGCCATAGGCGAAGTCGCTGCCAGCCGGCACGGCGAGACTTTCGCTGCCTTCGAAGTGGCCGCTCTTGCCTCCGAACTTGCTCTGCGCCGTCGTCTGTGTGACGCCGTTCGCCGTCACCGTCAGGTTGTTGGACGACGAGTCCACGAACGACGGGCCGTCGAAGTGCAGCAGCAGTGCGACATTGGCCCAATACGGATCGCCGGCCGCACGCCGCTTCGGCCGCATCAGTCGTGGGTCCATCGGCATGGCCTATTCCTTCTCGACGGTCGCCCGTGGCTGCAACGCATAGAGCAGCCGCGTCTGCTCGGTGATGGCTTGGCTGATCTCGCGTTGCGTCTCGCCCAGTTGTTTCACGAAGGCCCTGTGTTCCTCAACGAGCGGTAAAAGGACATCGGCTCTCAAAACGTAGCCACATGCAGCCGCGACGAGCACTGGAAAACCCCAGCGCTCCATGATGCTGGCAAACGTCCCGCCGATTTCCTCTCGTGTCATCGCGTCAACTCATGGTGCCAGACGGTCATCAGTGCCCGGTTCGCCCTGCGGTCCAGCCACCACTTCACAAGCCACTGTACGGCAGCGACCGCGACGGCTTGCAGGAGGATCACCCAGAGGAACCCGTATTCCGTGGCGTCCTTGCCGCTGGCGACCTGGTGGCATCGCTTGATGTGGCCGAGCAGCGCCGAGACGTAGACCTGCCGCTGTGCGTTGTCCTGGCAGGCGTTGAGATATTCGCCCTCCCAGTTCTGCACGGCGAGCTCAACGATGTCGTCGACCGTCTCGCGGCCCACAAGCCGCTTGCGGAGCGGCGGGAGTGCGGCCCAGCACTGGGATTGGAGGTCGGTGAGGGTCACGGCTTGCACCCCTCGACGCAGACGCTCTTGACGGCCTTGCCGGTGCCTTTGCAGATGGGGCAGACGGTGACGATCCGCCCGTCTCCGAGCTTGCCCGTGCCGTCGCAGTTCTCGCACTTGTCCGATTTCGGGGCCGGGGCGATCTCGTGCCGCAGCTTGACCACCATGCGTGCCGTCTCGCAGGCGAGGTCAGCAGTCACGCCGTGGTCGCCCGGCAATGAGGCGACGCAGCCGACGAACACGACACAGAAGCAAATGAGCCACCTCACAGGATGCCCTCCAGCCAGTTGTCGGGCATCGTGCGGGGGGCGAACCCCGAGTAGCCCGAGAGGGCAAACGAGTCTTCTCCTTTGAGCATCCGAGTGCAGGTCTCCGACCGCACCCACCCCGAAGACCGCTGGAACTGCGGGGGCAGCGTCTTGTCGACGTCGCCCGAGTAGCACTCGCCCCAGCTGTTGACGCAGAGCAGGGCCGGGTAGGGCTTCCACTTCACGCCCGCGAACATCATGCAGTGAGCCCACTGGCCCATCGGCGACAGGTAGCCCTCACGCTGGGTCATGGAGAAGCCCTGCATTGAGCAGACGGCCACGGGGTAACCGTTCTGGATCGCCTTCGCGGCGTCCTCGAATGTCGTGACGAGGGCGACCGTTGAGACCTTGTGGTTCGCGGCGTACTTCTCCAGGCGGTCAGGCACGCCGTCGCGGCCCCATTCCTTCTCTCTCGGTCCGCTGTTGTCGTTGAACGTCTCCCCGCCGTAGTCGATGCCGTAGTGGAGCGTGCCGTACTTCGTCACGGCCTTCGCAGCCGCGCCGCCGTAAGAGCCGTCGCCGCCGAGGTTCCGCTGGCCCCGAACCTCGACACGGGAGAAGGCGTAGACGCTGGCCTCGAGCACCCGGCCGCCGTAGACCTCCGGCTCGTTGCGAAGGTGGATGTCGCACGCCGCGAGGATGTCGCAGGAGAGAGCCCAGCCCCAGCCGACACACGACCCGATCTTCTGGGCTCCACGCTTCCAGCCGGGCTCGCACTTCAGGAGTGCCGAACCGAGAAACACGTCGCGGGACGTGTCGAGTGCGAGGTCAGGCCCGGCTTCGGCGAGCGTCGGCTTTGGCAACGACGACAGGAAACGCTCGGTGCCGGCCCGATCCGGCACGTAGCCCATCAGTGGCAGGAAGTCGGCCATCGGTCACCCCTTGCCGACGCCGGCCCACGCCACGGCCTTCGCAAACTCCACATAGCGGGCTCGCAGGTCTGGCGTGACCGGAATCACGGTCGCGCCGATTGCCTGCCCGTAGGCGGCCTCCAGGGCCGTCCTGAGCGATTCGTTGCCGCCCGGCTGGTGCCGGCCGATCCGCCGCCATGCGATGTCGAGGGCCAAGGCGGTGAACGCCCGCAGACTCCGCGTGTCAGTGAACGCCACCTCGACGGTCACGGCGTCGCCGGCCACGACGGTTGCCGCCTTCGTCCACGTCTCGGCCCACAGAGCACGGTCCACGGGCGACACGTTCCGCATGGCTTCGGCAATCGGGGCGACAAGAGCTTGCATCTCAACGCTCGGCGTCTCGACGGACACGGGTGCGACAGCCGCCTGCGGCCACCGCGGCAGCGGCACCTTGCCCCAGGCGGCAGCGATCAGGAGGGCCGCGGCGGCGACCCTGGCAAGGGTGCCGGCCCTTTGTATTGCGGCTTCCACCGCACGGTGGCTGGCGGCTGCGACTTGCCGCCAGTAGGGAGCAAGGAGTAAAGCAACCGCAGTAGACGCGGCAGCGATGCGAAGAACGTCATCGGTGTTCACGCTCGGCGTCCTTCGGCCTTGCTGACGGCCCACCGGACGAGGGCTTCGCCCTGCGGCGTTTTCAGCACGTCGGCGAGATGCTTTACCAGTTCGTTGTCGAGGCCGCTGTCCGTCTTGCTTGCGAGCCATTCCGCACACTCCGAGACGATGACGGCCTTGGCGAACGGATCGGACGCGGCCATGAACCGCTGCCCGTAGGCCAGGAGCGGAGACCACGCCTGGATCAGCAGCAGCTTCTCCCAGATCGAGAGGCTCGCACCGTACTGCCCGACTTCCTCGGGCGTCATTTCAAAGGCCGGCATGGCGTACCTCCTGCGTCTAGTCCGTTGTCGCAGGGGGATCGCCTTCCCTTGCAGCCTCATCCGAATCGTCGTTCAGCGTGTCGTTTAACCAGTCGTAGACCATCGCGTACATGTCGTTGACCTCGGACACGACGTCCTTCCGCGTCAGCTCATAGGGGAACCGGAAGTGGTCCGAGTCGCGGACCTTCCCCTCGCCGTCGCAGATGTAGACGCTGGCGTATTTCTGCGAGAAGTCGATGACGATCTTCCCGATGACGTGCGTGCCGAAGTCGCTCACTGGTCGCCCTCGACGTACTGCCGCAGTTCGTCGGGCGTCTCAATCTGCCGCAGCTGGAACCCCTGCGGCTTCGACACCAGCCGCTCGTGCCTGGTGTGCTCGTCCCATCGGGCTTGGATCTCGCGGCAGGCTTGGGCGATTTCCCTCTGCGTCGGATCACGCTGGCGCTCGGGCTTGAACCGCAACCGCCGGTCGTGCCGCTTGGGCAGCGGAACGACGTCACGAAGGCGGATCAGCTGGTCTTTCGTGATCGTCCAATACGAGCAGATAGCGAACATCGACGAGTGCGATGCCCACTGGACCCGCAGCGTCTGGACGTTAATCGTCGCCGTGATTCCCGCCATCGCCTGGCTCCATCCAGTGCATCACCGTCCGCATCGCAGGGTCGAGGTACAGCGTTGCTTTCGTCCGCTCTGCCATTGTCCGATGAAACGGCACATGCTCGCAGTCGCTGCCGTCATAGGTGCCGGCGAGGTAGGCGTGGGTCTTGTAGATACACATGCCGCCAAACGCCGAGACGACGGGCACCGGCGGCGAACCGACGGGCGGGATCCACTGGTGTTTCCATCCGCCAAGGCCAGCGGTGTAGTCGTCGAATGCGGAATTCAGACGCAGGGCCCAGGCGTCGTAATGCACCCACCCGACACCCAGTGACGGCTTCTGGTCTTCGCCCATCTGCAGCTGCGGGTATTGGATCAGCGACACACTCGCCATGCCGGCGGCGTGCGGGGTGGCGCTCAGACGGCCGAGTCCGTGCAGGAATCCCGCATGGGACCATCCGCCCCAGGAGTCCCAGTCGACAGCCACGACATAGTCGGCGTCACTGGCGTTCTCCCGCACCCACTTCTGGCACGCCGTGCGGTACTCGGCCAAAGCCTCGGTGCGGCGGCCGGCGAACTCGGTCGTGAACTGCTGCCGGTTCAGTCGGCGACTGAGGAACGTCGCCTGCGGGTGCGCCTTGCAGAAGTCAATGAGCACCTGGTCGGTGTCGTCCTCGTTGTCGTTGGTCTCGACGTGCAGCCGCCACTCCAGGCAGCCCTCCGTGAGCTCCCAGAGCCGAGCCAGATTGTTCTTCAGGTGCGTCCCGCAGTTGCGGGCCAGGCCGACGAACGCCACGCGGGATCCGGCGAATGCAGCCGTGCCTAACTCGACGTGCCGCACGAAGTCGGCCCCGAAATACTCGAGCGGATGAATCAAGTGGTCGGGGACGATCATCGACGCACCTCGAGCAAGGCCGACTGAATCCACTTCACCCGCTCGCACATCGGGTAGACACCGCAGGGGTGGTACACGAAGTCACCCGGCTCCCAGTGGCCGCCGATCTCGTCTCTGGCGTTGGCTGGCCTGTTCCACACACATGAGTTGAACGCCCGCAAGGGAGCCACGGTCACGATGTCGGGCCTGGCTTGCGAGAGCAGGCCCATCCACGTCTGCCACTGGCACGGCATTGACTCCCACTCCGGCCGGCTTGCGGCGATGCGGTTCAGCACGCCACGCGACTCGGTCGTGTTTCGCCAGATGACGCTTCCGCAGTTGATGCGGTTCCAAGCGACGATGCCTTCCTCGCATACCGTGACGTGAGGTCCGAGGCACTCCATCTCGTGGACCGACACCGCCATGTTCGTGACGATGGCATCGGCGTCGAGAGCCCAGACCAAATCGAACCTGTTGAGGTAGTGGCACAGCAGGTCCGTCCTGGACACGGCGACCTGGTAGGGCATGTTGTCGGCGATGAGCGTGTACCCGTGCCGCAGGCAATACTCCAGCTTGTTCGGCACGGTGAGCGCCGCCATGTCGGCGATGTTGCCCGACACGCTCGTGACAATGGCGACGTTCACGAGATCCGCACGACTGTGCGTGCCTCCGCTCCGTAGGACTTCTCGACGACCAGGCGGAAGACGTTCGTGTCGTCGCCCATCACGTCCTGGAGGGCGTCTAGGACTGCCTTGCCGATGTTGTCGACGTCGGGCCTCGGCAGCTTCGGGGCGTCAGGCTTCACGCCGGCCTTTCGCATGTGCGACTTCGGGCGCTGAAAGACGGCGTCAATGACGACATTCAGGGGCTCGCCGGTGTCAGTGAGTCCGGCGTCCCTTGCTGCCGCTGCGATTAGCGTGCGGTACTCATGCACCGGATGCCGGCTCGGGACGTAGGCTCGAGCAAAGCCGCCACGGGTTGAGACCCGAGGCCTCGGCTGCGGCACCGGCTGACCGGGCACGGTGAACGTGATCGCCATGCCCGCACTGTCGCGGGCGTGTCAAGCGGCGGCGTTACCTCGCTGCGTAACGTCCGCACGTTGCGCCTAGCGGCCGCGCGGCGCGACTTGTCTGGGCGTTATCCGACAGGGGGAGATTATCCAGGTCCGTAGAAACACTGGTTCTGTGGGCTACTTGTACTCTGCGGGAGGCTTCGGCATCGGCATCCAATACTGCGGACCGTCCACAGCGTTGTTCTCCCAGCAGACCTTGTAGGTGCCGACGCTGGTGTTGGGATACCACCAGCCCACGCCCGCTGGGTCGATGGCTCCGATGTTGATGTCGAACCCATCGTCCCACCGTGCGTTTCTCACAAACCACACGCCCGCCGACCACCAGCCGACAAGGATGTCGGTGCCGCCCTTCGGTGCGGTTTCGATTGGTTGCCAGTTGTTGTCCATGTCTCCCTTTCTACGCTCACAGAACCAAGACGATGCAGCGGACCCGCGATTCCGTCTGCCGGAATGGTAAGTCAGCGGTCGCGGGCCGCTGATCGCTGGCGTTCTCACTTGTGTCTACAGCCCACCGTAGCACCACTGCACATCGCAAAAGCGAAACGTCTTGCTGCCGCTAACAATCGCCGGAACGTAGCCCCACAGATAGCAGACCTCTCCATAGGCCGGTTGTCGCTCGTCGGGAATCCAAAACAGCACCGTGTCGCCATGCCGCAAAGCGTATTCCTGCCCGCGAGGCTCTGAAGTCCACATAGACCCTGCCAGCAGGAATGCCGTGAGAACCAAGCAATGCAGCGGACCCGCGAGAGCGTCGGTTGGTTTGTTCATGGTCATAGGTCGCGGGCCGCTGATCGCTGGCGTTCTCACCTCGGCCCGCCGTACCCCAACTCCACGATTCGCCTCTGCACTGCAGGTGCCAGCGCCAACGAATCCGCCGACGCCTCCTCCTCCTCGGGGCTCTCGGCATCCTCCATTGAGAACGCCCGCATCACGGGCTTCCTTGGCTCGAGCCCGTACCGCCGCGCGAGCCGGTAGACCATCCCGGCGGTAACCCGCAACTCGCGGGCCACCTCCGAGACAGTCAGATCCTCGGTACGCCAGAGCCGGCACAGCTGTGGCACGTCGATGGTCGTGTCCATGCGTCAGCCCTTCGGGTCCAGCGGCATGATGACGCAGCGGCAGTCCTGAGCCCGCAGTACGACGGCCGACTGGGCGTCCGCCGCCTCGATCTCAATCGTCTCCTGCAAGTCGAACGACCCGCAGCCCAGCCACTCGGTGACGAACGCCGGGTCGAGCGACACCGTGCAGGCGTGCCCAGACTCGACCAGGTCGCACGTGCAACTGGCCTCGCCGGCCTCGGCCGACCGGCTCGTCAGGTGCAGGCCTTCACGAGCAAACGTGAAGACCACCCCCTTCGACTGCTCGCTGGTGCAGATCGCCGCCTGGCGGCACGTCGCCAGCAGTTCGCCCACCACGACCTGGCTGGCGTGCGTGTCCCGCTTCGGCTCGACGTCCTGCCACTTGGGGAACCGGCCCTCGACGAGCCGGGCCCGCACAGCCGTGCCGTCCACCGTCGCCACGAGCTCGCTGCCCGTGGCCTCCAGCTGCACCACCTCGCCCGCATGGGCCAGCCGGCAGAGGACGTCCACCGCCCGCCTGGGCACCACCACGGCGGCCTGGTCCGTCGCCTGGTCGATCTCGACCTGGGCGATGCACATGCGCCGGCCGTCCGTGCCGACCAGCGACAGCATGCCGGCGTCGAACGACACCAGCACGCCACCGAGGGCGTAGCGGCTCGACTCGTTGTCCGTGGCGAACCGCACCGCACCCATCAGCTGGGCGAACTGGTCGCCGGGCAGCCGGGCAATCGGCTTGGCGTCCACCTCGCCGGCCACAGGGAACTCGTTGGCGTCCTCGACAGGAAGCCGCCACGTGCCGTGACCAGCCCGCACCACGCACGCCGAGCCGTCGAGCGCCAGCGTGACCTCGGCGTCCGCCGGCAGGCTGTTGACGATGGCCGAGAGCCTTGCATGCGGCAGCAGCACCGCCGGGCCCGCATAGGCCAGCGGCGTCGTGATCCGCAGTTCGAGGTCCGTCGCCGTCAGCGTCTCACCGCTGAGGAGGACGTTCGCCAAGACCGGCTTGACGCCGCGAGCAGCGACCGCCGGGGCCACGGCATGCAGAGCCCGTTTCAGTTCGCTCGCCGTCAGACAGGTGCCACCAGCCGTTTTCCTCGACGATCGCCGTTCTTTCGTTGCCGTTGTCATCGTGCGATTCCTTTCGCTTGAGAGTCACACCCACACAGACCCCCAGGGCGAACGTCGCCGCCAGGAGCAGTTCTCCGATTGCGATCCAGACGAGGTCGGTGACGGTCATGCCGCACCTCCCCGCTCGGGCCCGTAGAGTAGGGCCGCATACGTCTCGACCTCGGCCTCCAGGTGCTCGGCCCGGTTCATGGACCGGCTGTTCGACACGACCAGGATGCGAATCGTCTCGGCGGCCCACTCCAGGAGCAGCCTCGACTGGTCGTCCAGGTGGTCGCTCCATGCGTGGATGGCACACATGTCGGCGAGCACGCCAGGGGCCGGGGCCTTGTACGGGTTGTCCCTCATGGCTGCACCTCCTCGAGCAGCGCCACGCCGGCCGGCGTCAAACGCAGCGTCCGAGGACAGCCCTCAACCCACACCAGAAGCCCCTTCCTCGCAAGCGGCTGCAGGTGACACACAAAACCATTCGGTGAGTCGAACCCGAAGGCTTTCATGCCTTCCCGAATCGTCGGGCTGAACCCATGAGAGTTGATGTAATTGGCGATCCAGCGAAGGATCTCCACCTGGCGTTTCGTGACGGATATGGTTTCGGTGGTGGTCATGTGCCCTCCTTGGCGGCTGCTAGTTTTCTACGGGTACGTTCAAATGCCTCGGCCACCTCGCCGGTGAAGACCTTTGGCGGTGCCGGGGCATCACCGAAGTCGCGGCCTCCTTGGCGTGGCGGCAGGTCGTCGAACGTGCCGGCCAGCACCTTGTCGACGAACCCCGGCGAAAACAGCTGCAGCATCGTCGGCGGGGTCTTGAAGAACCGGCATCGAGGCAGCCGCTCAATGGCGGCCAGGGCGTCGGAGCACCAGCCCGGATCGTCCAGATGCTCGGCGTTCTGCTTGGGCGGCCTATCGGGCTTCCACGGCTTCAGCGTGTCGATCCCGTTCCATGCCGCCCGGATTTCCGGCCACGCCTCTCGCGGGGAGGAAGAGAACTTCTTATCTCCTAGTTCTCCTAGTTCTGTGACGCTCGCGCGCCCATGGTCCGACGCGCACGCGCCCCCACCCTGGGCGCTCGCGCGCCGCACCTCCTTGTCCCGTGCATGCCTGACGGCAGCCTGGACCCTGGCTTTCGCGGCCGAGCCGAACCGACGCTCCCATCCGGGGATCGCCACAGTTCCGCTGGCCTCGTCCACCTGGAGCCAGCCGACACGCTGGACACCCGCCCAGAACGCATCGCTGCCACCAAACAGCCTCCCAAGCCGGCGGACCGTCATCCGGGCCGTGCCGTCCTCGGAGTTCATTGCAGACCACAGCCACAGCTGCACCAGCCGGCCGATCACGGCGTCGGCCTGGTCGCCGGTCTCGTCCACGAGCTCGAGCACCTCGGGCTTCGTGGCGAGATTGCAGTCGATGGGGCACCACTCACCGGCCACAGGTCACCTCATCCATGAAGGTTTGGCGGTCGGCTTCCGATGCCTTCGCCCATAACGTGCGTAGCTTTTCAAGCACACTTGGCACCTTGACGATGCCGGCGGCAATGGCGGCCTGGCGGACGCTGCCGCGCACCGACTCGTCAAAGACGGCATCGGGGTGGTCGCGGCGAAGGCGGGCAGCGAGGTAGGCAGACTGTGTGCTGCCACGGCTCAAGGTGCTATTAGCACCTTGCTTGCCCTTTTCTCGCTTGCCGCCGTGACCGCCAAGGACCGTGCCAAGGCTCTGCCCCTTGCGGGCCTTTAACACCGCAGACACCTCGTCCGCAGACAGACGCAACTGCGTCGTGCACAGCATGTCGAACGATGGAACGCCGAGAGCCTTCCACGCCTCATGCTTCTGCATCTTGCCGATCAGGCGGCGCAACGCTGAGGCGTCACGCTCGAGCTCGTCTCGCTGTAGCTTGGCCTGGCCGACGACCCACAACGCCCACGGCTTTGATCCGACCGGTGCGTCACGGTCCCCGACTTCATCAAGAGCAGATACGCGCACAGACACTGCGGGCATGTGCAAGCTCCTTGAGGGTCATGGTCGTGATGCTGCGGAAGCCAAGGGCCTTGTGCAGTTTTTTCTGGTGAGTCCCCGGAGGCACCTCCTTGGCGTAATCAGCCCTGTTACAAGTCTTGGCAATCTCGCCGCGGCACTGCGTTTCTTTCTCGGCGACTGTTACATCTTTCCGCTGCAACAAGCCGCCGCTCCGCAGCGCACTGATAAACTGCGCGGCCATCGGGTGATCGATAGGGAGGTTGGCCTGGCGGCACAGCGCCGCAACCTGCTGCAAGATCGGATCGTCCGCGATACCGCCATCCAGCATCTCTGCGGTGACGGCAACCACTTCGCCGCTGATGGGCACGAACGCCAATGGCCTGCCGCCTCCGCCTCCGGGGCCGCCATCCTTGAGTAGCGGCACTACCGCGTCCTGCTCCTCGCGGATTTTGTCGATGACCCGATTCATGCGAGGGTCATTTGGCACAAATGCCCAGCACTTCGTCTTGCCTTGGATTGCCCGCCATGCTCGAGCAAGCATCTGCAAGATCCACGGCAAAGAGCGGATGTGCGTCAGGCACGCCACGTGAGTAATGGGGGGAACGTCCAGGCCCTCGTATGCCATCTGGCATGTGACTAGGCACTGGAACGCCCCCTCACGGAACAGCTCGATGTCGCCGTGTGCGTCGTCTGCGTCGCTGACCGCTAATCCGCACGAGATCCCCTGCCGCCTGAGCCTGGCGTGATAGTCCTTGGCGGTTGCTTGGTCGGCCGTTACCACCAGCAGGCGGTCGCCAAACTGCTTCCAGTGAGACACGCAGTTGTCGAGCAACTGGTCAGCAAGGTCGGTTCGCAACGCTGTCCAGACGGCCTGCGATTCATCGTCGGCGTTCACCTCGGAAAGCCGCGACTCTTGAATGCCGTCCGGATCCTCCCACTTCACCGGGCCGTCGTGGTAATGAAACTCGACAGGCACAATGGCACCTTCGCTAAGCGCAGACGACCTGCTGTAGCGAATCACCTCGCCTTCAAAACATCCAAGGTCAAGTTCGTAGCCTCTAGCAGTGCCGGTGTACGGAACGTTGTAAATCAGCGTGTTGTCGTTGGTTTCGAGCGTCCCTGTCATACAGAGCCGCACGTAAAACGGCAGCCTGCAGATCGCCTTGGTCAGAGCGTTGTCGTCGCCAGACCGCGTAAGCTTTGCGTGGTGCAACTCGTCGATGACCACGAGATACGGATGGCGAGACAATTCGTGGTGCCACAAGTTTGGATCTGTCGTAAGCGCAGCGTGAGTGGTGACGAAACCTCTAGTGCCGCGGCTCGGGTTCGTGTCGTTACCGCTTTCGCGGATCTCGACGCCGAAGTCTTTAAGCATGCCGATGGCCGCTTGACGTGCCAGGGAGAGCCTGGGCACAAACCACGCCAGGCGATGGTTCGGGAATCGCTGGCAAAGCAGGCCGGGCAGCATGGACTTTCCGCCGCCAGGCACCACATCCACCAGGATGTCAGCTGGCAGGTCTGCTGAATCAAGCCCCTGCAAGATCACCTGCAGCGCCTTTTGATGACTTCGGAGATTCACTACCGAGCTCCTTTCTTCAGGTTGCAACTGCGACATGCAGGCTGCATTTCATGGACGTTCGTTCTCTTGCGCTTAACCCAGGCCACGATGTGATCGGCGTGCCATGTTTCCGGCAGGTCACACCCGCAAATGCCGCACTTGCCGTCTGTCATTCGCCACAACGCGGCCCTCAGTTTTTTGCTCCGCAGCGTCCTGTTCACACCACCCTCCACACCCGCTCCGGTCGTCCACTCGCCGACGGCCTGGTCGTCCCCGTCGTCTCGACTCTCCCGGCCCGTGCGAGTCCGTGCATCCTTCGAGCCACCTGTTGCTCGGTCAGCCCGCAGCGTGCGGCTAGCTCGTCCTTGGTGCCCGGCCCCGCCGCCAGCGCCTCGAGGATCCGCCGCTCGTGGTCGCCGAGGAACTCGCGGGCCGCCTGGCCTGCGACCTTGCTGGTGACCGGGTCGGTGCGGCGAAAGAGCGGGAGGTCGCACTGGCTGTCGATGTATGTGCCCATCCGTTGAGCCCTCGTCGTCCGTGTATTTGCCGGGTTACGCCCGGCGCGACCGCTTCGCCCGCGGAGGCCGGGCTGCGGCTGCGGTGGATTTACGCCTCTCCCGCTTGGCGACCGCTCCCGTCGTCCGGGTTTCCCCCTGCGGCTGGGGCTTTTTCCTCATCTGCTCCCAGGAGTCGTGCCATGCCATCAGTCGCTCGCCTCCGGTGGTGGTGTCGGGTCGTATGGCTGCACGCGCACCACCGGCTCGTACTTCGCCTCGAGCTCGTTGATGCGGTCGATCAAACGAAACTCCCGCTGATTGAATCGCTGGCTCGCGCCGCCGAGGTCTTTCACCCAAGCCGCCATCCGGGGCCGACTCAGCCGCTGGAGCTCCCGCACGACGTCGGCCGTGCAGGTAAACGTGTCGTCGATGGTCTCTGGCGGGATCATGTCGTGGCCTCCGTGCCGGCGGCCTCGTGCTCGAACTCCTGGCCCTTGTCCTCGGGCTCGGCGAGCAGGATCTCGGCCTTGTGATGGATGAGATCCACGAGCTCCGACTTCTGCGTCTCGCTGAACACGCCCTCGGCTGCCCGCTTGTCGACGAGCGTTCGCAGGGCGTCGAGCATGTCGAGGTTGGTGGCACGGCTGACCGCCAGGCGGGCCCGCCCCATCGGGTCGTCGATGCCCGACTGCGGGCTAAACGACGTCGGGTGCGTGACCGTAACGCCGCCCCTGGCTGGCGTCTGGGTGGGCGTCGGGGCCGGCTCGGCCGTCGGGTAGTCCTGGGCCTCCTCGGCGGTGATGAGGCCACGCAGGGCGTCTGCAAAGGCGTTCCGCAGGGCGAAGCCACGGGCACGCAGGGCCAACATCCTGGCAGGGTATTGGGTCCACGGCCCTGCCTTGCCGGCGAGGCCAGCCCGCTTGGCGTCAGCCATCGAGAACCGGCTGATCGTCGGGGCTGGGTAGCCCTTCCGCTTGGCCTCGCAGACCGCTGCCAGGGAGTCGCCTTCGCCCTCGGTGTATTCCCGGACGTACTCGCAGACGGGGCTCGACTGCACCAGGGCCAGGGCCGCGTCGCCCCAGATCGTCGGCCTGCCGTTGATGACGGCGATGCTCTGGAGCGACTGCATCGGCGACAGGCCCACCTCGCTGCCGTGCTGGATCGCCAGCAGGCACGACTCGGGCTTGTTCCGAAAGTCCTTCGGGGCGAACTCGCTCGACGCCACCATCTTGGAAAACCGGAAGGCGTCGTCGAACGTCTGAAGGGCCAGCCCGCCGGCCCGTTGTGTGCTGATCTCCGTGCTCATGTCGCGTCCTTTCGTATGTCCAAAACGACGATTCGTGTCGTTTTTCAGGTATGAAAAACCCGCTCTGCGTCCTGCTCGGCGGGTGGTTCGTGCGTCCCTGCGCTGCCGTCTCCGACGGCCTCCTTCCGCGTGGTTAAATCCTTCTCCCGGCGGTCCTGTGCGCTTGTTCCCCCCAGCAATCGGCGGCGAAGTTAAAGGGGGGGGGGGGTGGGGGCAACCCCTGTGCCGTTTCGGCCGTGTTTGTTCGCACGACCGGCCGTCACACCTCCGCACCCTTGGTCAGTGAGTGATGTCCTGCGGATCCACGACGAGCCAGGCACCGCTGACCTCGACGACCATGCGTCGGGGCTCGATCTGCTGGACGTAGCCCGACCAGTGGCGTCCGCCGGAGAAGCCCGAGACGAAGTCGCCGATGGCGGGCAGGGCCCTCGGGCTGATGGTCTGCTCGTGCAGCCCGGCGATGGCGGCCAGGTACTCGTTGTCGTGTGGGTGATTCATCGTGCTCATGGGGGGCGTCCTTTCTTGTGGGGCGGCAATGTACGCAGGTTCAGTGATGCGTCAAGCGTTTTCGGGCGGAAAAGTTTTGGACTAAAAATGCCGGGCTTTTTGCGTCCTCCTTTGTGCTGGTAGCGGTAGGTGGGCTATGGTCTAGCGGTAGTTCGGTCAGCGTGTCAAGGCCCCGGCCAGGCTGGCAAGGAACTCGAGCAGGTCGTGGACGGCGCGGGCCGCCGTGGAGTCAGTGCCGAGCTCCTGGCCGATGCGGACAAGGACTAGCGATTGCAGGGCAGCGTTCCAGCGGCGATTCATGCTGCCGCCTCCATTGCCCGCAGTAGTTGGCTGGCCTCACCCTTTGTGTCGCAGACGGCGACTGTTTCGGTCTGGCCCGTGGCGGTGTCGCGGGCCTCGATCTCCCACCAGCGGAAGCCGGGGCTGCGGGGATCCTTGATCGTGATGATGCGGTAGATGGTCATGACGTGCCCTTTCGTGTGTGGCCCGCCGGCCCGATTGCCGGCGGGCGGTATTGGTCAGGCAGCGAAGCAGCTCATCGGCAGGCGGATGGTCGCCTTGTCGATGCCGCGTCCGATTGAGCGAAAGTCCGGGCTGACGGTCAGGACATACTCACCGATGAGCTGGGCCCACTCGACCTGCCGAACGATGTAGTGCCCGCCACCATTCTTGGTGCGAATCTCGTCGCCAGCATTGACCGAGCAACCACCAGCGACCATCTCGTCAGCTATCATCCGAATTCCCTTGAGCGTTGCGGCGTTCATCGTTTCGTCTCCCGTTGGCGTTGCGTCAGGTCTCATGTGCCTGACGCCCGTACTGTAGCCTATCGGTAGTTGGGCGTCCAGCCCATGAATCGGATTTCCAAGGGGGCCGTTTTCGCCGGCGAAAACGCTACTTCCGGCCGGGCTTCCGCTTGGACGCCTTCTTCCGCTTGGCAGCTGGCCGCTTCGCCAAATGCTTCTTCCCGACCGATCTGGTGGTCAGGGCGTCTCGAGCCTGCTTGGCGGCGGCCGAGGGGATCAGCCAGACACGCTGGCCGATCCGCCGTGCGCCGGGCAGCTTCCCCTCGCGGAGCAGGATTCGGACCCAGCCGTCCGTGCAGCCCATGACCTCCACGGCCTCGGTGACCGTGAGGTATTCGCCGCCGTCGATTTTCTGCGGTGTCATTGCGACCATCCCTGAGATACTACCGGCCAGCGGTAGCTAGTCAAACCGCCGCCAGCTTGCCCATCTTGGCGGCCGGCCCGTACTATCCATGCGTACTGAACAAACCATCCAGCGGAGGGCATGGGGATGAAACATTTGTTCACCATGCTAAGCTTCGCCGAAAACGTGGAGGACTAAGCCATGACGGTGAGGGAATTTCTGGTCGAGCGGTATGCGGTGCTGCACAACTTGAAGCCGAGGACGGTGATCCTCTTCGGCCACTCTATCGACAGGCTGGCCGACTTTCTCGGGCGCGAGCCGGAACTGACGGATTTTGACGACTTGACCGTGTCTAAGTACTTGCGGTGGCGGGCCGTCACTCCGCACAAGGGGCGGATCTGCTCGCCGGCCAGCGTCGCCAAGGACAAGGCCCACCTCGTCTCGTTGTGGAATGCCGCCGCCAAACGCCGCCTGGTCGAGCAGTTCCCGGATCTGCCCCGCAACCTGGTCCGGGTGCCGCACCACGCCCCCGAGGCCTACACGGTCGAGGAGGTCAGCCGCATGGTGATCGTGGCCCGCCGCCGGTCGGGCCGGGTTGGGCCCGTGGCTGCCGCGTGGCTTTGGCCGACGCTCTTGATGAGCGCCTGGTACAGCGGCGAGCGTATCGGCAGCCTGCTTCAACTCCGCTGGTCGCAGGTGGACACCCAGCGGCGGACCATGACATTCCTGTCCGAGCACCGCAAGGGCCTCGGACGCACGATTACGCGGCACATCACGCCCCAGCTGGCCGAATGGCTGGAGAAGGGCAGGAGGGGCCCCAGCGAGCTCGTATGGCCCTGGCTCGACCACCGGAACGAGGGCTCGATCTACCCTCGCCTGCGGTACATCTGCGAGTCGGCGGGCGTCACGCCCAAGGGATTCCATTCGATCCGCAAAGCGGCCGGGTCTTACGTCCACGCGGCAGGAGGTGATGCCACGACCTTTTTGACGCATCGGGACAGTAAGACAACCCGCGAGCATTACCTCTCGCCAAACATCGTGGAGGAGGCCTCGGCCCTGGACTACCTACCGCCCCTCGATCTCGACGGGCCGGCGACAAATCCTCGGCAGTTGCCGGAAAGTACCGAGGATTCGCCAGGGGACCGGCCGGCGGCCTGAGCCGGGCACGGCGCGGACGCGACGCGGGGCGGAAAGGATGACGCCCTACGTGCAATCAACGCGCCGGCCCGGCTCAGTCTCCGCGGATGTGACTCAGGCAGGGCCGCTCGTCCCGCTGGGCGATGGTGACGGCCAGCGTCCCCTTGACCCGCGAGAGCTCGGCCAGGAGTCGCATGACGTGGGCGGCGAGGGTGCCAGCCGTTCCGGTGTAGGCACCGCTGAACTTGCGGGCGTCCCATTCAGCCTGCTGGAGGTAGGCGTCAGAGAGTGGCTCCACCGTGCTCCTCCCGGTACAGCAGCAGGGCCAGCAGAGCGTATGACGCCAAGTCCATGAGGTTGTCCTCGACCCCCTCGTGTGTGAGCGTCCCCGTCCGGTTGAACGTGGCGAGCCGCGTCACCTTGTCCGAGAGCCGCACCATCGCACCCTTCCACGGCTCAATGCCGACGAACAGGGCACCGTTGCGAATGTTCGCCAGCGGGTCGTGCTCGCTGCCGTAGTCGCGGCTTTTGCTGGAGTGCAGCGACTTCATCCGGTCGAGGAGGTCGAAGTACGCCTGCGATGTGGGATGCACCTCGGACTTCAAGAGCGAGTCGCCACGCATCCGCTGCCCGTCGCAGCAGGACGCCGCCCGGCTCAGCACTTCGGCGGCGCACGCCTCGGCGGGCTTGCAGCCGGCCAGGATGGGCGGCCGGTAGCCCTGCATCTTGGGATCATCTACCGGCGTTGCCTCCAGTCGAGACCTCACCGCCGCCCGTAGGGGCTCATTCACGATGTCGATGGTCATGTTGATTCCTTTCGTCACGCAGACCGAACCGTACCGTCACCCATTACCCGATAGTTGTTGACGTCGAACGCGCCGCCCTTGTGGAGCGTGGCGACTGCGAATCCGTGGTTCCAAGCGTTGATGCGGGCGTACTCCGGCGTCAGGTCGCACAGGCAGCCGACCGACCAGTTGGCCGTCTCGGTGTGCCGCCAATCGCTCTCGGCGTGGTTGCTCGTCCGGTGATGATGCCCGACGAGTCCAGTGCCTTTCATTCGCATCCAGACGCCACGGGCGACGTTAACCGGGGCAGCCATTCCGCGGGGCAGTTCGTGACCGTGGAACACGGGCAGCTTGCCGAGCATGATCGGCCGCTGGTCCTCGACGAGCTCGACGCCGTGCTTGTCTAGGTCGAGCCACGCCCCGAGGCTCATACGTGGGTCGTCGCTGATCTCGGCGGCGTGCTGAAACAGCCACGACTTCCAGCGGTATTCGTGATTGCCTTCCTTGAGCACCATCGGGATGCCCGGGAACTCTTGCCTGAGGTATGCGATGAACGACCGCACCGCCTCCAACTCCGCTTTGAAGTCCCGCTGGCTCGGATCTTTCATGTACCGGCTGATCGCGTAGAAGTCGGCGATGTCACCGTTGAGCAGGAGGGCCGAGAGGTTCTGATCCTTGAGGAAGCCGATTGCTGCGGCGACGGCGATCTCGGAGTGATACGGGACGTGTACGTCGCTGATGATCCCGACCGGCCCGAGGACGTTGAGGACGTGCGGCGTCCACGGCTCGGCCATCGACTTCGGCATGGCGAGGATCTCGCCGGCGGCTCGAGGTGGACGCGGGGCCGCTGCGTTCCGCTTCACGCGCTCCCTCGCTCCGTTGACGCCAAGCTGGGCACGAATCCTGCTACGGGCCTGCTCCAGCGTGATCGCCCTGTTCGACTCCTTGACGAGCCGCCGAGCCAGCGTCCGAGCCGGGGCGTCTGGGTGCGCCTTGCACAACTTGCGAGCCATCGCCGTAATCGCGTCACCGCCCGTCGTTGGCATCAGGCACCTCCCTGTATCCGTGAGCCCACAGAACCTTCGCCAGGTCTTTTCCGGCCTGCTCGATGACTTCCTCGCTCGCCTGCGGAAAGATCGCGTGGCACAGCTCGTGCAGCAGGATCGTCAGGCGATGTTTCCCCCTCATCCCGTCATGCAGGACGATCCTGGGATGCTTCGCCTTCCGCGTGTAGGTGATGCCGTAGGCCTGGCCCTGGAGCGTCGTCCAGCGGACGAGCCAGCGTTCGTCACCGTTCAGCGTGAAAACGTGGTCCTTCGGCACGGGCTTTCCTTTCGCCCGTCATCGTGGCCGGCGTGTCAAGTGATGCCGTACCAGCGAGCGGCCTTCTTGACGATCCGCTCGACCTGGGCCTGCTTCTCATAGCCCCATTGGTTGAGCCACTTCTGCCGGGCCGGGCAATTGCACGGCTTGCGGGTGATCCGCTGAACGAGTTCCTTCGTGATGCCGATGGATGACAGCATCCGCTCGAGGGCGTCGCCGAGGGCGACCCGCGGCAGCCTAACATTGGGTCGAATCGGCACGGCCGGGCACGTGCGAAACGTGGGGAGTCGTTTGGCAATATGCCCGCAACGACGACACGTGAGCGTGTCGCTTTGATAAGAGCACTTCATAGCGGCAGAATCTCGATATCCCACGAGCATGTGTATCGGCCGCCGGATTCGCAGTAGTCCTCCGTGAGATACCAAAATCCGTCGCAGCTTCCGAGCACTACTGAATTACATGTGTCGCATGAAGTTTCCGACGAAACCTCGGCCGGAAAATAAAGATCCCCAAACCGGCCTAAGCCAAAAGGCCCCTCCTCCCGAATTGGTCCAGATACGCCCTGCAAGGCACAGTTTG